AATAATTATATACCTAATAGTGATATGATTGAAAGGAAATATCAACCATATGAGGCACACTTTGGTCCACATGTATTTACTAGGGAATTATAAAAATAACATACATATAATAAATATATACGTAAATGTTCTTATATAAGGAGGTTACAATTCCAATAAAAATTGAATTTTAATATAAAAAATAGTTCTTATATATAATTATAACAATGGTTAAATTTGGTGAGAGCGATGCAATAGTAATAAATGATCTTGATTTCAAAAACAAGATCATTGATTATCTTTTCAATACAATTGATATTTCAAAATATAGATATAATATGTTGGAAAATCTACAACAATTAAATTATTTAAAATTAAATGAACACTATTTGTCACCTAATTTTAAAGGATATAATTATTTTTTAATTTTTTATAAATACAATAGTATTCCATATTGTGTAGCAATTGATAGAAAAAATTTATCATATCATCGAGATAAAGTTGATATAAAAAAAGTTCCAATTTTTAAAATTAAAGTTATGACTACACCATCTATATTTAGGGGGACTATAATGGATTGTAAATTAATTAAAAATATAATGATAATAAAAGATTGTTTCCAATTAATGGGAAATATGATAATTGATATGGATATGTTAAATAAAATGATCCATCTCGATTCAATTATAATGAATCAATTCCAGAAAGAATATTGTAGTAATTTTACCTTTAAAATAAATAAATTATATCAATATAATATGTTGACAGAAGTGATACAGAATATCATACCAAAGTGTAATTTGGAAATACAAGGATTAATTTTCTTACCAAAACAATCTGGTATATCTATTATTTATGTTGATAAGAAAACAACAGCAAGTGAAAATAAAGTTGAAATAACACAACAGAATAAAACAATTGTAACTGAAAATAATCATATGGTTCATGATTTAAAAAAATTCCTATTATCACGTAACTATTCTTATGAAAGTAATGGTAAAAAGAAAAATTTAGTAATTGAAAGAACAAATATGGTAGATGTATATAATGTATATGAAACGAAAGATGATGAAGAAAAAATTGGTATTGCTCATATTCCAAATTTAAAAATATCAAAATATTGTTATGAAAATATAATTGATAAACAAATGTGTCAATGTATATATCATAATGATTTTGGTAAATGGATACCATTAAAATGTATATAAATAATTTATTTAAAATAATATAATATATTAAATTAATTAGAATGACTACACTTTACCAACCGACATATTATGATATTCATACTACACCCATATATACAAAAGATGGAACGGAATACAAGTTTGAAGGACTAAATAATGAAACAAGAACATCATTTAGGTTTATTGTTCTTACTTTACGTAAATATTTCGGTCTTGATTTAGATTTTGAAAGGATAGAAACCCAAATGATTATAACGACTCTTTCTTACGAGCAAATGAAAATACTACGAGAAATAGATGAGGATACGTGTGATTTCCCTGTAAAATATGGTCGATCACAATTGAAATTTGAAATTGATACATATAAGACCTACTATAATGTGTAAAATAAAATAATGTATTTAAAAAAATTTAATTTAATTATCATCAATAGAATCTTGAATATATTTAATAAATTCATAATTAGTCATATCATTATTCAAATATATTTTAACTTCAACATAAAAAAGATGAGAATGTGTCATTACTATGTTATTATTTACACATAATACTATTTTGTAATCAGTTGTATCTCTCAATATGATATTAAATTCTTTCCCCGGGATATTACCAATTGTAAAAATAGTGTCAATAACACCATCTGGTTTCATATAATTTATTTCAGCGCGCGACCAATCATTTGATGGTGATAATGTTATATTTTGAATAGGATGATATCTAACTGACTTGGTAGTAGGAAGATGTCCACATAATACACTTTTAGTATTCATTTAAATAATATAATGTTATTCTTATATTATTTAATAAAATCAATTTTTATCAATGATACTAGGTATATCATTGATAAAAGAACATAGACTGTCGATCAATTTTTTATGTGTTTTAATCTATAATATTTCATTTTATATTTTAAATATTTATTATATGTAGAACTACTCATAATACTAGGTGGGTATAATAAATTATATATATCATCATACATCTTAATAGTATTATTACTAAATTTACTATTTAATAAACGTATACTCGAACCATAGAATAATTTAGGAGAGTCGTCGCTCGATTCTTTTATTTTATATAAAAACATTAAATCATTTTTATCTATATTGGAAATCTCATATGTACTAACTTTAGATAATTTATCTGTCATATTTATTATTAATTCATTGTAATCAGTTAATAATTCATCATATAATTTGAATCTAGATGGTAATTTTTCATCTTTAATAAATACAAATATTTGTTTTATCATATCAATTGATTTGGTTTGCATGATATTATTACTACAATCATATGTAGTTAATGGATTAAATAATTCTTGTAATAGTATTTCATCGTATCCAGTTTTAAAATACATCTTTAATTCATCTCTTGGATCTACCTCATCTTCTTTAAAATTCATTATTTGACTACTTGTAAAAAATGATTCCAGTATATGATCTACGATATATTTAGTATCTTCATTATTAAACTTTGTTTGTAGTATATCCATCCTATCAGATATCTTTCTTATAGTTAAATTAAAATAAGTTTTCTTAAATTTAAATTTAATTCCAAATAATCCTGCCAATATATCAAATAATTGAATTTTGTCATATTTTTTTTTCATTGAATTATATTTAATATAATCAAAATTGTTATCCTTAATACATTCACACTCTTTGTTTATTTTACCTTGTTTAAAATCATATATTGTTTTAAGTTCTTCATATAAATTTAACCATTTTGAATAATGCCTCGTTTTAATTAAATCGGGTTGGAATTCTAATGTTTTATACAAAAAATTTGTTTCAAATTCATAAAAAAAACCCATTTTATGTGTATCACTTTTACTAAATTGTTTTATATTATAACAATCCATATAAGATACAAATCCATCTGCTTCTCGTGATATACTTATATTAACATCTGTTTCTGTCATTGGTAGTAAACGAAAACCTCTAACTTTATCCAGTGCAATAGTATGATTCATTATATCTCGACAAAAATAAATAAATATTTCTGACTTTGGATGATTTATTATATATTTTAACATAATGAATGATTTTTCTAAATATACTTGTTCTTTTGTATTTGGTTCATTTGAATAAGTCTTATATATTGTTTCAAAAACTGATTTATCTAAATAAAATCTAACTACAAAATCAGGTAAACAATTAGCAACATTATCTAATGATTTTTTCATAGAATATAAATAATTATTTAAATCATAAATATTTTTAGAATATAAAACAATTGATATAACATTACAACAGTTTTCCCTTCTTTCTAAATCAAACATTTCATCAATCATTGTTCTATTAAAATTCATTGATTCCAATAAGGGGATAATCCAATCAATTATATCATATGTATGTTTATACATATCAGCGTGCGCTCTTTTTAATACGGTATAACATATATCAGTATTATCATATGTATATTTATCCAAATCATCAAGTGTTTCGAAATTAAGAATTTCATTACAAATTGGTATAAAATCAGATAAATTATTAATATTTTGTAATATATCTATATATTTATTTTTACAATCAATTGTTGTCATTATAATAAAGTCTATAAAAAATATAAACTTTATAAATAATTTTTATTCGCAAGCAAATATATTTGTTTTTAATCTATAATATTTCATTTTATATTTTAAATATTTATTATAAGTAGAACTACTCATAATACTTGGTGGATATAATAAATTATATAACTCGTCATACATTTTAATAGTATTATTTAAGAATAGACTATTTAATAAATGTATACTAGAACCATAATATAAATTAGAAGACTCTTCGTTCATATCTTTTATTTTATATAAAAATATTAAATCATATTTATCTTTATTACTAATTTGAAATTGATCCAATTTATATGTAATGGGTTTCATTTTTTCAATAAATTGATAATAATCACTTGGTAATTTTTTTAATTCTAATTCTTGTTCTAATATTGATGAATTCGAATTATATCTTATTAGTACAAATATGTTTTTAATCATTGCAATTGAATTAGATTGTTTATCAATAGTACTACAATCATATGTAGTTAATGGATTAAATAATTCTTGTAATAGTATTTCATCATATCCAGTTTGAAAATATGTGTATAATTGATTTGATGGATCTATAATAGAAGAAATATTTTTTGTATCATCACTAAACATTTTAGTTTGTAATATGAGCATTTTATCAGATATCTTTCTTATAGTTGAATTAAAATAAGTTTTTTTAAATTTAAATTTAATTCCAAATAATCCAGCCAATATATCTAATAATTGAATTTTTTCATATTTTTTTTTCATAGAATTATATTTAATATGATCAAATATATTATTTTCAATACATCCGCAATCTTTATTGATATTACCTTGTTTAAAATTATATATAGATTTAACTTGTTCATATAAATTTAACCACTTTGAATAATGAGATACTTCATTTGAATTAGGTTTACGTTCAAAAAACTCATATAAAAAATTAGCTCCAGTATAATCATCTTCATATTGATAAAATAATCCCATTTTATGTGTATCACTTTTACTAAATTGTTTTATATTATAACAATCCATATAAGATACAAACCCATCTGCTTCTCGTGATATACTTATATTAACATCTGTTTCTGTCATTGGTAGTAGGCGAAAACTTCTAACTTTTTCTAATTCAATAGTATGATTCATTATATCGCGACAAAAATAAATAAATATTTCTGACTTTGGATGATTTATTATATATTTCAAAATAGTGAATGATTTTTCTAAATATAATTTTGTTAGATCTGATAAATTTGATTCTGAATAAGTTTTATAAATTGTTTCAAAAACAGATTTATCTAAATAAAATCTAACAATAAAATCTGGTAAACAATTAGCAACATTATCTAATGATTTTTTCATAGAATATAAATAATTATTTAAATTATACATATTTTTATTTGAATTGTGTATATTTTTAGAATACAAAACAATTGATATAACGTTACAGCAGTTTTCCCTTCTTTCTAAATCAAAAATTTCATCTATCATTATTCTATTAATATTCATAGATTCCGCTAATGGGATAAACCAATCATTTATATCATATGTATGTTTATACATATCAGCATTTGCTCGTTTTAATACGGTGTAACATATATCAGTATTATCATATGTATATTTATTCACATCATCCATTGTTTCGAAATTAAGAATTTCATCACAAATTGGTATAAAATCAGATAAATTATTAATATTTTGTAATATATCTATATATTTATTTTTACAATCAATTGTACTCATTATAATAAAGTCTATAAAAAAATACTTTTTTATATATAATTTATAAAAAAGTATATTATGAGACAAGTTAACTTTCTCTATAATTTTTTATAAATATAATATACTCACTGTTACATTATCATATGATCCAGATTTAATTGCATGTTCTGCTAATGATTTGGCAATATTACCTTTGTAGTTTTCTTTAATCAAAGTATCTACATATTTTGTTGCTTGTTCATTACTAAGTACATCCCATAAACCATCGCAAGCAAATATTACAAATTTATCTTTTTTACTTAATTTATATCTAAATACTTCAGGACGATGTGTCACATAGGGTGTATTATCCAAATCACCAATTGCTCGTGATAAAGATAGATCACCTATTCTCCAATCCACACCGTCAAATTTAATTCTACCCCCCAAATTTTCAATGCGTTTTTTTTCAGATATATGGTGTGGTTTATGATCACGAGTTAGTGGAATCGCAATATTTTTACTATTGTAAAGAACTGCTCTTGAATCACCTACGTTTGCTAACCAAATCATATTACGATTCATCATATCAATATATTGTATACCACATAAAGCGGTAGATCCGCACCTTTTTGACACAATTGGATGATTTTTTATTAAATCTTCTTGTAATTTATCAAATAACTTTCCAAAAAAATTTGATGTTATCTTTGACTTTTGTTGATAAATATTAATATCTGTTTTTTTTAATAAATATTTGGGTAAGTTTTCCTTTAAGAATTTGGAAACTAATTTCCCTCCATGACCATCAAAAATACCAACACAATTAACTGGACTTATTGAAGAATCCATATTATTAATGTTCAATATATTGATATGCTGATCTTCATTTGATTCTCGTTTACCTTGTAAACTGAAAGATTGTATCATCTTAATATAATGTAGAATAAAATAATATTATTATATATTTATTATTTTATTATAAATTGATGATTAAAAATAATATTGTAATAATTTTATTACAATATTATTTTACATATGAACAAGGTGATATGTATCATAATAATAAAAATTTAATTCAATTGTATAAATTAAATTCATTCGTATATAATGAATCGATTAAAATAATCTATTCATATTGTAAATTTTTTATCATAATGATAAATTAAATGCTGTTAGAAATAATAAGTATAACATATATACTTGTACTATTAAATGGTGATCAATCATATTAATATTTTCGCTAATTTCTTTACATGTTATGCGTGTTTCTATATATACAATATTTTATATTGATTCTGTATGCTGTTAGAAACAACGCTCTGTATGGGACTTGAACCCATGACCCCCAGATTAAAAGTCTGGTGCTCTACCAACTGAGCTAACAAAGCATAATGCTATTCACAGTTAAAAGGTGCTCTACCACTGAGCTACTAGGATATCTCCTAGGTGGAATCGAACCCACGACCACCTGCTTAAAAGGCAAAATTATTTGCTATTTGTGAATAAATATCCCATGTGGGAATCGAACCCACGACCTACAGCTTAGAAGGCTGTCGCTCTATCCCCTGAGCTAATAGGACATTGAGACAAGAGTCTCATATGTTTGGTGCAGGGTTCGAACCTGCGCGGATATACTCCAATGGGTCTTAAATCCATCACCTTAACCACTCGGTCAACCAAACTTAAATTGCTAAACACATTTAATTATCTTTAATATGATGCTTTTGTGTTATATCATAATATATTTCCAACAAGGAAATATATTATTCTTTTGTAGGATTAAAAAAAAGAATAAAATCGATCTATTAGATCATATGCTTGGTGTAGGAATCGAACCTACGCGGATATATTTATACCAGCCAAGTTCATATCGGAACATTAACTCAACCAATAAAAAATATACCCAGATGGATTTGTCTGGGTAAGCAACATCCGTCACCTACTTTCGATTACCATCACCTTACCACTCAGTCAAACCAAGCCCAAATTTGCTATACACAATAATTATATTATCTTTAATATGATGCTATTTGTGTTAATTCCCTTCCCTTATTGGGACTAATTGTTGCTTCGTGTGGGAGTCGAACCCACGACCTCTGCGTTATAAGCACATTGCTCTGCCAACTGAGCTAACGAAGCATTTGTATGAACACACTTTTTATTGTAAGAAGTGAGTAATCTATTCCTCTCTTCTTAATATACTATATTAATATTTCTTTAAGTAAAAATAATTATAACTATTTTATTTATAATCTATATTCTTGAAATATAGATTATATATTTCCTCATTTGGGAACTATATAATCTATATACTTATATAAGATTATATTTTTAAATAGTTTTTTTATAATTTAAAAAAACTATATATTTTTTAAATTATAATAATTTTACGTTTCAAACCAATCAATAGAGTCCCATCTCATTACTGATTTCATCTAGTTCTTGTTTTTTAAATGTCATTTTTGTCCGAGTTCTATTTTTAGGTTTCTCATCTGGATTTGGTTTCTTACCTAATAATAACTTGTATTTAGTGGGAATACAATCTATTTTTTTATTTACTGTTAATATTTGTTTCCAATTTTTTAAACTTTGTGTTTCAACATAATATGTTCCAATTTTAGCAATCAGGTCACTATCTACAAGTGTTTGTAATTCATTTTCATCAAAAATATCTGTAAATTTATTTGTTAATTTATTTGTTTTAAATACAATACTTTTTATCCTATCTGTAAAATCTACTGTCTCTCTTTCACAACAATTATCACAATTATTACAACAAAAGAATTTTGGGATTTGTCCAAAATATTCTAGAATAAATCGTCTTCTACATATTTGGGTGAAAAAATATCTTGCCATTTTATCCAAATTTTTTTGTTTATTTTCTAATAATTCTTTATTGTCTATCATATCGTCATTATTTTGAATCATGTTATTTTTAGTATTCATATGTTTTCCAATAATAATATTTCTATATTGAAAAAATAAGACAGTTTCTGCCATAAACTCATCACGTCCTGCGCGTCCTATCATCTGATAATAATCTTCAACTGAATTAGGGGCACCGAATATTAATACACATCTTACTATTTGATCAATACCCATACCGAATGCTACTGTACTTACTATAATATTTATAACACCTTCACTAAATTGTGTTTGTATTTTATAACGCATTCCCTTACTCATTCCTGCGTGATAACCTGCGCAATTAATATTATATTTTTTTCCATATATTGTATTAATATTACGCGCCAATTCATTTGTATCTTTTCTACTATTTGTATAAATAATCATTTTATCGTTCATATATTTTTTAATCCATGGTTCTATCATTGTTTCATCAATACTATTTACTTTAACACATTTTAAATATAAGTTGGGTCTATCAAAATTTGCTCGAACTATCAAAGGATTCAGAAGAGATAAATTTACACTAATATCATCCACTACAGTACTAGTTGCCGTTGCTGTTACTGCCATAATAGGAATAGATGGAAAAATTTTACGAAATTTTTTAATTTTCATATAACTATCTCTAAAATCATGCCCCCACATACTAATACAATGACTTTCATCTATCGCTAGATGACCCAAACGATCCTGTTCCATCAAAGTTGTCGCTAATTCCATACCCTCACCATGAATTAAATATTCTGGACTCATGTAAACTATATTTATATTACCATCAATTATTTCTAAAACTTCTCTCGCCTTATTATAATTATTCCCATGTAAAGCAGCAACAGGTATATCCATCTCTATTAATTTTTCTTTTTGATCTTCCATTAAAGATATTAATGGTGAGATTATAAACATTACTTTACCTGTAACAAGTGGTGGAAGAAGATAACACATTGATTTACCATAACCAGTTGGTAACAATCCTACTACATCTCTATCATTTAAATATGCATTGATTAGTTCAATTTGTTTATCCTTTAATTCAGTGTAACCCCAATATTTTTTTAATATTTTAACAAGTTTTTTAGAATAATCCATTAAATAACAATTAATTATATTATTATTTATAGTTAAAATCAATTTTTATCAATGATAAAAGAACATAGATGTACAACTGTCTATCAATTTTTTATAAAAAAAATTAAAACGGATGAATGATTTTAATATTATCATTAATCTGATTTAACAGCAATTCAATCAAGTGCAGTTCACTGAGCGTTTCCATATAATAAGGACGATTATAACTATTATATATTTCCAAGTAATCTAATATCATATTATAGTTTATACTATTTAACATTATAGGGGGGATTACAGTAGTGTATCCATTGCCGTAATATACTATACTTACTACTTCACCCCTGTGATTAGTTATACTTTGTATCAACATATTATTTTTTTTAATCATCTCTTCCCTAGGGCATTCAACATATTTAAATAATATAATCTTATCATTCGTATCCATTTTATTTTTAAAAATATTATCATATAAATAATGATAATATTTTTCTTTTTCAACTGGACAATCTAATGTTTTTACAAAATGTGACATTATTATGATATATAATATGATATAAATAAATATAATATCAATTTTTATCAATTTTTATTTTATGTATAGGATATTTTTTTATTCCCACCATCCAAATCAACGAGTTTTTCTTCTTTTTGTTTAAATAATTGTAATTTGATACCTACTATCTCTTCAACTTCTTCTGCGAAAAAATGTTTCATATAATCAATTCCATCTGTATATTGCATAATTAAATCTAATACTGTTTCACCATTCTTATTTTTATCTATTGTTAACATACGTTGTATTATTTTTTTATCTGATATATTTTTTAATAATAATGTGAATATACTACCACTAGTATTTTTAATTTTTTTATTAAATATATTGTAGTCTGATGAATAAGATGAAAATGTTTTTAAATTTACATGAAAAATATTATCGTTATTATTATTCACTAGTTCTACATTTATTTTATTTATAAAATAATCAACCATTTTAAATTTCATATTAGATATGGATATTAATAGCAAGTTGTTTTTATCCACATCCTCTAACATAAGATTTGCTCCTTGTTGTATTAACCAATTAATAAAAATGATAAAAGACTCTTCCATATAAACAGTAGATGACTGTACACTTCTTAATAATAATTCATTGATATTATGATGTTTTAATTTATCAACATCATAATCAATTAATTCACATATTAATTTTATATTATAATAATCGGCATTTTTTAATATCATACTATCAATATTTTCATTATTATTACCAAGTAAAGATAATATATTACTAGTATGTAAAATTCTTTTTGTATTATTCATCTGCCTGTATGATATATAATTATATAATTTAAAATTATTATCTGTCATCTTAATCAGTTTACTTATTATTATTGTATTATCTATATTATTTTTTAATAACAGATTAATTATTGTATTTATACTGTAAAATAATTCATCTGTGTCTTTATCTTTTAATAACAGATCAATAATATAGTCATATTTTAAGAATAAACTTTCAATGACATATATATTTTTATATAATTTTAATGATAATATAATATCTTCTATTTTTAAATTATTTACAGATATATCATTATCTAATAAAAATAATGCAATTGTTTCCATATTATTTTTAAACGCTAGATCAAAAGTATTAAATCCATCATTATCTATTACATTTAAATTAGGCATATAATCTAATATTATTGAAGCAATATTAGGAAGATTATATTTTAATGATAACAAAAATGCTGTGTCACCAGAATTATCCATATGTTCAATTGATGCTCCATTATTAATAAAAAATAACACCCCCTCTTCGCATCCTATTCCTAATATTATGAAACTAGATTTAATTTCATTTGGTTTCGTTATAGTAAACAATGAAAAATCAGTTTTATTTATATCTAATAATGAACTATACTGCGTAGTTAAATGTTTAAATAATTCCATATTATTAGTATTCATTGTACTTATCAATAAATTATCATAATATTTATCTATATTATTTTTAAAATATTTATCAACAATATAATCAAATAACATTATATCTTTTATTCTATTTATATTTACTACGCATATGAAATCATTCTCGTGATTTATATTTTTAATAATATCAATATCTAACATAGTCTCAATATGTTTAAATATTTCCAAATTTGTTTCCAAAGCAATTAATATTAAATCTTCATTTAATCCTACTATATCTATTATACTATCAATCCAATTTATATTTTTTTTTATAATAAATAGTTCTATTAAATTAATTCTATCAGATTCTATAATTTCTTTTTCAGATGGAATATCTTGAATTTTTAATAAGTTAAAATCTGATGGATTTGATATATTACTTATATATGCTATGGGTATTTCATGTAAAATATTATTTAATAAATAATACGTATTATCCATTTCTAATAACGGATAAAGTTTTCCATCAATATCCCCAAAGCGAGAAGTATAATTATATTTTATTATATATTCCAAATAGTTAATCCAGTCGTATGTAATTATACCATTTTCATCATCATAGAATTTTCTAATTCCATTACAAGTATAGAATCCAACAGCATGTCCTATTTTTTGTTTGGGAAATGTCATAATAATACTAACTGAATTTAAATCTTCTAAATCTTCTAATTTTAAATTTATTGAATTCCTATATTGTTTGTTTATTATTTTCTTATCTTTTAATAAAATAAACGATAATATAGATATTACCATATAATCTTCCAGATTACTACCACTGGAACTATTTACCGTTTTATCGTTTCTTGTAATCAATTTAATTTCTTTTGCACATGTAATACCTTCATTCATACTAATTGATCGTTGAATTGGAATACGTTTTTTAGTAATAGGTATTATTTTATTAGCAATATGATTATGATGATTCATAAATCTATTCTTAAACGCTTGTAAATAAGGTTTAATCATTTCTCTAAAATTATCAAAATCTTCTGGAGTTTTTCTATAAAATAAAGGAATTATATGTGTTTTATTATAATATAATGCCAAATCAATCATTTGATCTGGTTCTAAATTATATAAAACTTTTTGTGCATATCCTTTAATACCATCTGAAAAACAAAATATCATTTGTAGTGTATCATGCCAACATTCACCAATATGTTGATGAAATCCTATATCATCGCATATAATTTGTATTGGATTAATAAGTAGTTTAAATAATGGTGTATATCCATTCACTTCGGTATATGGTGTAACGTATTGAAAATATGTTGGTTCAACTCCACCTTTTAATATAATACCATCAGTGCTATGAGTATTATTTGTTATAAAATTTTTTTGATTATTATTTACTGTATTACTTAACATTTGATACTTTTTTTTATACTTTTTATATTTTTCTTTGTAATTCATATATATTAATATATATTATAATTTATTATAAAATAATTATTTACTCATCTTCTCCTCCAGAATTTTCGGAATCAGATGAACAACTTGACAAACTTTCTAGATCTGTTTCAGAACTAGACACATAACCTTGTTTGACTGGTATATCTGTTTCAGAATCTTCATCTAACTTTGGTTTACCCTTTGATACAGGTGTTTTTGTTTTAACAGGTGTCTTGGTAACTTTAGATTTTATTTCTACTTCAGGTTCTGGTTCTTTTGTCTTTTTACCTTTAACAACTTTTGTTGGGATTGTAACTTCCGTATCACTATCAACTTTCTTTGCTGCTGTTTTCTTAACAGGTGCTTTCTTAGTAACTGGTTCTGCTTCGGGTTGTTCCGGTTTACTTTTACCTTTACCTTTACCTTTAACACCTGTTTCAACAGGGAGAGATAATTGATCCATTGGAATAGTAGTAGTTTCAATAATAGATGACGAGTCTACACTATCTGTCGTGTTATCCATTAAAGATAACATTTGAGAAGTAATACTATCACGCTTTGTTTCTAAAGGTCCAATCTGGTCTTTTAAAATAGTAATATTCTTAACTACATCAGTCCATTCAATCATTAGATCTCCCAGTGATTTTTTATTAGATACAACAGGGGTAGATTCAACAATAACTTGTTTCTTATTAACTTTAGGAGGCATTTAATTAATATTATATAACAAATGTTAACAAATTAAATATAATTCAATTTTTTTATTATATGAGAATATGTTCATTTAATCTATGACACTCCTCGTATAAAAAGTTGACATTTTGATATATTATTGTAAATATACATTAATATATTAAAAATGTCATTTCAAAATAAAAATAACTACACACTCTATATTAAATTAGATGATAATATGTCAGATAATATTAAGAATTATTATATTCAACTAGGAATGAATAGTCTTACTACAGAAGATTCAGGTGTTGATATGGTTGTACCATCTAATCATGTGTTTAATACAATCGGTGTCCATTCAATTGATCATATGATTTCATGTATGATGATTGATAATAGAACAGGATTTACATCTGGGTATTATATGTACCCAAGGTCTTCTATTTATAAATATCCTTTTATGTTAACACATAGTGTTGGTATTATAGATTCTGGTTACAGAGGACATATTACTGCTAAAATAAGATGTTTTGAACCAGATATTAAGATCGAAAGTGGTATTAGATTATTTCAAATATGTGCTCCTGATTTATCTCCAATTGATATTAAAATTCTAAATAGTAATGATATATTACCTGTTTCACAACGTGGTAATAATGGATTCGGATCCTCTGGTAACTAAATTATAAATTATATTTTTAATATTTTCTTTTATAATATCTAGCATATCATTACCATTTATTTTAATTAAATTAGCAGTTGTTGATTCTAACCATTCTTCATGTTTAATATGACATTGTTCTAAATATTCTAATGGTATTAAATTTTCTTCAACCCTATTTCTTTTTTTAATTCGTTGGGCGCATTCTAATGGTGTAGTTGAGATATAAATAATTGTATCTACTTTTGATATTTTACTAAATGTATCATACCAATAATTATATGTCACCCATTCAATACTACTGATATTTCCAACCTCATATAACATTTTGGCAAAAACATATTTATCTGTCTCTATACATCTTTCTGTAATAATAACACTATTTGGATGATCATTAATTGCGTCTATTAATTTTTTTAATCTTGTTATATACGCTAATACTTGGAAACAGAATGAATTTTTTTTTTGATCTTTATAAAAACAATCTAGAGCATTCATACCATTGTCATCCTTTACATTTAACCATTCTGTTACTGGTTCATCTACAAAATAAATATTAGGTATATTTAATGATTTAATATATTCCAGTATAGTAGATTTTCCAGTTGCTATATTTCCTTCAATTGATACGATCATTGCCATTAATAGTGTATATCTTTTTATATTATATTAATAGTAAATCAATTTTTCTTTAGAATTGTCGTCTATTAAAATGGATATATTATTATCAGAGATAATCGCCTCGCTTATAATTTATGGATTTTATTGTATTAATTCTAATTTAATATCATCAAAATTTTTTTTAGTAGGGGTTTCCGTCAAAATACCATTAGCATATATACCATAACGCATACTATCATCACCTTCATTATCAAGTATCATATGATAGTAAGTATACATCTCTTTGTCGGTTATTTTATTAAAACGGTCTGACACAGCAGCAATTAATATATACATATCATCAATCTTAGTTAGATTATCAAAAGCATTTAATTCTTTGTATCGATCTAGTTCTATTTGATTTAACGATTTTACTAAAATACCATGTAATCCAGATATAATTAAATCATCGGTCATATTATCTCGTTTTGTCATTTTATACATACAGTTCATCCAATTATCAGGATCATTATTAGATGTACGTTTTCCTATTTTATTCACTTTTCTATAACCATGTTTATATGTTTTTACTAATGTATCTGGTTTTATATCTTGAATTAAAGTATACTCTTCATTCATATCACGCGATAAGCATAATATTTTCGTATTTTCATTAAAACATGATATAGTGGACATCATAAAATTAGGTATTTGAATGTCATTTTTAATATCAGATACACTAATTGTATTATTATTTATATTACTTGATTTTATAGGTATAATAGTTGTAAATAATTTAGGATATAATAAAGTACTCGAGGTACTTTGAAATGGTTCTTTAATATTGCCAAAAGGTTCATTTCCATATAATTGTATATCAGATCCAAATGATGATGTTGCTGGTTTCTTGTTACCATAAATATACACCGCATTATCTAATATTATATTTTGACAAATGTAACCATAATATGTAATAATTATTCTATCTTCAGTATTATTAGTACTAAAATTAGAATTAAGTAATCCTGTTGTAGTTTCTGAAGAATTAAATTTTATAACAATTTGATAATTCGATTTATTATCAAGTGGTGATATTATATTATTTCTAGACATAGATATGGTATTATTCATATTAATAATATTTCTATTTGGTTGTATTGCATTATTATTTTCTTGATTATCTGGAGCAGAATATGATTTGTTTTGTACTGACAATGGAATAGTAGTAGTAGTATTATATACTAAATTTGCTTCAATCTTAGAATTATCGCCTTCATATTGTATTAATATATCAGATATAAACATATTAGATTGCAAAGATGTTTTATTGTTAAAAGTAGATTTAAATATTAATGTATTATTATCACTATTCTTATTAAATGTAATACTGCTATATAGATTTGATATATCTGTTGTGTTATAATTATTAATTTCAAGTGGTTTTGTAGGTGGAGATATAGACTGGAAACCAATTACTAGATCCGTAATTGCAATAATCTTATAAATATTATCATTTACTGTAAATAAATCATTTATTTTTAAATTAGATAATTCAGGATTTGATGTAGATGGATAAGATACATTAATACTACTATTACCATTATTCATTAGTATCATTATCTTTATATTATTTGTATCAATTAAAGTTGTCGTTGTACCACTACTTGTTAGTGTATAAAATTGAGTGTTATCATGTGGAAATAAATTTATCGTATTTCCAGTGGAGTCACTATTTATAGGTGGGACTGTATTTTGAAAAAATGGTTCTGTTATAGTAATTGGAACAATTATATTAATTGGAATATATTTTGTTGTTACTATGTCTATCTTTTCCCCAGCAATCATGTTTCCATCTTTGTTATAAGAAGGAGGGCCATCACCAGATGTAGTTCCTGTTTTGATTAAACTGTTTTTTAATGACGCATTACTCACAAGAATAGAATCAATTAGATTTGTATTTGTTATTGGAATTGTATATGATTGCGGTATGATATCCGTAGAAGCAATTATATTACTAATTTTTGATAAATCATTTTGACTATTTATTTGCATCATATTATCATTATTAAATTTATTATATATTATTAATGGTTTTATATCACTATAATTAAACTGATTAGGAGTCCTATCATCATCATGATAGTATTTATTAGTAGTATTAATATCAGCAGATTTTACATTAAACTGAATTGTAAACATTTTATATGATAAAATGGTATCATAGTTTTGAATTGTAGGTGGTATTGTTACACTAGATTTAGTTGCTACTACTGGAGTATAATTTAATGACTTGGTTGATATATCTCTTATACCATAGTTCCAACCATTCAAAATATTAGTCAGTTCTTTATATTTCGAATTAGTTTTTTCTTCATCAGTCAAGGTATTTTTATACTCCACTCCAAATATTATTATCGTACCCGTAGCATTTCCACCTTTAGATATTAACGAACCTGCAGAAGGACTACCGTAAGGTTCACTAATATTATATGATATTTTACCGCTATTAATATACACTGAACTGTTAAAAAATACTATTATACCATTAGCCGGAGTATCGTATGTATTTATAGTTAATTCAGTGTTATTCATATGTATATCCCCATCCAAAATATAAATACCATGTGCTATATCTTTGGCATCAATATTTAAAATATTATTTTTCATATTAAAATTTCCAGTAGCCGCCATATAATATTTCCAACCAATCCCAGAATTAGATGCATTAATATTTATTGTACCACCGGTAACTATAGTATCACCACAAGTTTCAATACCCGGTTTTATTATATTAGAATTTATATTTATAATACCTCCTGATATATGTAATGTACAACGTCTATTGATTTGACAAAAAGCATTATTAATATTTACTATACCACCATTTATATATATATCTATATTTTGACCTACTGCTTTAAAACTATTATTATCTTCAAATGTAATAGTACCTGATCTAAATTCAAGTGATGAACCATTATCTAATATAATTTGTTTCGGTATAATTACAGTGTCATTATTAATATCAATTATTACTTCCTGTATTATAGTTGGATTTTTATTAAAAAAATCAATTACATCCAGTGACGTGGACAATATAATAGCGCTTCTAGGAGGAGTATCTTCTATATATATAAGACGACCACCACCTCCATATATCCCCCTACTACTTATTTCAGATCTTTTTGATAGATTTACTTTATATAGATTTGTACCTATCGTTTCTATGCTTGTTATAGGATTATATAGATAATGATCCTCTCTTAGATTCATTTGTCTAGTTGAAAAAATATTCAAGTCTATATACAATAATGGGTCGATATCACCAAGAACAGGTTTTATAATTACATGATCCATTCTTATAACATCCAACATAAATTTCATTGTAACAAATTGCGGAAATTTAGTAGAAGGTATTGGTATTATATCATCACCACTCCTTGTATTCTTCATACAATAACCATAAAAAGATAAATTTATAGTGTCGTCTAAATTAGTAGAAGTACCGAATTTAGTACCCGTATTTTGTTTAAATTCTACTGATAGACCGGAATAAAATTCTGTTAAAGTTGGTAATAGCGATGTGGTTAATTTAGTATTTCTGGTTAAAACAGATGGAGCAACTTTATTCATACAAATGATAGGTATTTCTTTAGGATTAGTATAAGGACCATACCGGTATTTTGCACTATCAGGGTTAATATTATCAAGATTACTATATTCTATTACAATATTATCAATAAAAAAATTATTTTGTAAATGTGTTAAATCAGAAAGATTCAATATATTACCATATTCAAAACCTAAAAATATAGAATTATTCATTTTTACATAAAGTCCTGATCTATTTAAAGGGAAACAATCGCTTATTATGCTTTTATTATTATAATTAAATGGTACAAGTGATTGTGACTGCGTGGTACTAACATTTGTAAATTTATCTCTATTTTGTAACTTTTCAGTAGTATTTACATATTTAAAATAAAAAAACAGTATTAATATTATAAATATTGGTACAAGTATTAATAATATAGTATTAATCATATAATTTAATTTAGAAATTTAAATTAAATTATTAATTTTTAAACATATATTATCAAAATTATATACATTTTTTTATAATTTTTTTTTATATTTCTTTTCTCATCTATTATAATAATGGGAAAAATGGATATTAATATTACTATAAATAAATTAAATAACCCAATACAAATAATTGCTGATAATAAAAATTGTAAAATAATCATTTCATTTGTAAAACAAGACGAAACGAATTATAATATAGTGAATCAAATTAATATGATGAGTGATATTATTAATACTCGTACTGATATTAAAAATATAAATATTACTTTTGATAAAACGATAAAGAACGAAATGTTTATAAACAATGTATTGAGTAAAATAAATAATATATTATATCGATATCAAAATAATAATATCAAAATATCATTACATAATGTTCGTAAAAGTTCAATTGAATATTATGATGAATTACAACAATATAAAGATATTGTAATGGATCCAACTAAAACACCAGATACATATTTAAAATATGTACTAAGTAGAATACCATCTAGTTATAAATCTAATGTATTTAAAATATCAAAGGATAAAAAATATAAACCAACAAAAATGTTTCCTCTCATTAAATCTGTCGCTGCTGGATCTATATATAATTCTTATTTTGTTCATATTGAACCAAAAAAAAATCAAAAAAATAAAAAAACATTATATTTAATTGGTAAGGCGGTTACATTTGATTCCGGAGGTATGAATATGAAAGTAGATGGTATTGAGAATATGAAAAATGATATGACTGGATCAGCAATTCTTTTAAGTGTTTTACATTTAATGAATCGAAATAAAATGGATATAAAATATAATATACATTTATTTATTCCAATTGTAGAGAATATGATTGGGAATACAGCGACTCGCCCTGGTATGACAGTAGATACAATGAGTGAAAAAACAGTAGAACTAGTTGATATGGACGCTGAAGGAAGATTATGTATAGTTGACGCAATAGATTATATTAATATAAATCTAATTAAAAAAAATAATAATATGAATAGTATTATTTTAGATATTGCTACATTAACAGGAAATACATTTTCTATTACTAAAACAATATCATGTATAATGTTAACTAATAGTATGGGTAAAATTTATAGGGATAAGATGATTGAAATTGGCGAAATGGTAGGCGAATATGTAGATTATCTGCAGATTAGAGATGAATACCTCGATACATTAAGTACACCTGTTGGAGATATTGCTAATTATAATAGTAGTGATAAAGGTGGTGGTTGTATAGTTGCCGGAGCATTTATAAATTATTTTATAGATAGCAAAATACCATGGATACATTTAGATGTTGCATCAAATACATTTATAAATAATATATCGACTAGTTATGGTATTAATTTACTATATTATTTTATTATTAGTTTGTAATACAATTTATGTGTTGACATCAGTATATTACTATTGAGCGAATGGACTAAAATTATTAATTTTAGACATAAGTATTAAAATATCTTTATCTTTTATATTAGTATTTTCTAGTTGAGTTTTTTCAATATTATTATCAAAAAAATTACAATATGTTATAATATTATCCATAATCTCCCCTGATATAATAGGAATCGATATACTGGATAATTGATGCATGGAGAGTAATGGTTTTTTTGTAATATTTACTAGTTTATTAATTGTGTCTTTTATAAACCACATATAATGATAAATATATTCAATCGGAATATTACTACTTGGTACTAAATAATAACTATTATTTGATAAAGTTATATTTGTCAATAATTGTATTAATCCAGCAGATGAACTATTTCGTATAATACTAATAACTGATTGATTTGCTTCATTATTAACAAAATCATCATTCGTATATATAGATACAATAGTATCAAGTTTTACATATTTATCTGTTTCAATAATATCAAATAATGACTTTTTTAAAATTATATAATTCTCAATTTGCAATAAATTTTGGTTATAAATATAATTTGCTTGTGTGTAATAATTAATAACAGTTTCCTGAACTTTTTTAGAAATAATAGGTATTTGTACTTTATACAGTTTATTAATATCAACTTGATTTAATTTTCCTTTAAGGTATAAATGTGGTTTTGTTCTTAATAAAAATTCTAAATAATATATACAAAAATTTGGTATAAATATTGTATTTTCTAAATTTTCTTCCAATATTAAATAAAAATCTTTAGGTATATTTACTTTTGTTGATATTTTAACAAAATCATAATCTTTATAATATTTATCAAATATAAGTATATTATCTTTCGTTATTTTACTTTCATCATAAATAAAATTGAAAATGTTGTTAATCATATTATATTCTATTATATTACTAGTAGTTGGTATTTCATATAATTTATAATATAGAGAGTAATTATTTTTTTTAATCATTTCTATATTTATAGTAGTATTATAATCATTAATATTATTATTCAACGTACTATATATTATATTTTGTGTAGATCCATTGTTTTCAAAATATATAATAGAATTTCTACTTCCTTTAATATTATAATACATTTCATTAATTTCTATTATATTTTTAACATTAAAATTCTCTATCAAATATTTACGTGTATCAACCATTTGATTAGAATCATTTAGTAAAAAAGAGTCTGGTACTATTATAAAAGCACTTCCATTTTTATATAACATACTCATTATTAATTGAATTATAAGTGATTCGTAATTTGTTCCTCTAATTTTGTATTGTTTGATTCTTTCACAGCATGAAGCGTGTGTAATATTATGTTTATTCATAATAGTATCAAATATTATAAAATTAAATTTACCATAGTTGTCATGTATTATAATATCTGATTTTATAATATCATTAGAACAAATACTAATATATTTATCTGTATTACTGTATATTTCATAAGAAATATGACTTTTTATAATAGGATTTTCTTGAAACCCATATATGTTATTAATATTAATAGATAGGTTATATTCTAATAATTTCTTAGTATATGAATTTACTTTCATATTACCTTCAAATATCATATCTGTATCAGTAATTTTTGTATTATTACTTACAAACTCAACTATCCATGATACTAATAATTCATTATTATAATATCTATCATATTCTTTTTTCTCTACCAATGTATCATTTTTGATAAAATGTTTGTAAATTGTATTTATTAAATCGGATGGACTTATTGTTACATCGGTATGTTGATTAAATATTAATTCCATAGATTCTAATAAATCGTTATTGAAGATACGAGTATCAATATTTAACAAGAGTAAATTATATCTACTTTCAGATATTTTATTTAAAAAATCTAAGAATATATCATGTGTTATAATAGTATTAAAATCAATTCCCGTAACTTCTTTAATATGATGTTTAATACAACCATCTGTTTTATATGTATTCATTTTAAATAATATAAAAGAAAAAATAATATTATTAATTCTATCTAATTTAGATAAGTTACTTGCATGTAAAAGTTTATCAATAGAATTAATTAATAATTTAGAACAAGGCATATAAATATACAATATATTTACATTATATGTTTAAATATATTGTATTTTTAAAAATAATGAATATATATTTTGAAATATATATTCATTTTAAGATGTATATTACTATAAAGAAAATTAATAATTTTTAAACCCTCTGTGTGGTATATATACCATTATAAGTAGACATCAAAATAGAATAAATAAATATTAATTAGATAATTTACGTTTTTTTGTCAACTGTATGGATTCTAACTTAGTATCATCTTCTTTGACTATATTTGTACCATCCATTTTAACTACATTTCCCTTAATATTTTTGTCTTCATCATTAACAACATCTGTTTCATCTATAGATTGAATAAATTCATCTGGACAATATGTTTTGCGACATAATTGTCTGGGATTCTCGGGTCCCATATCAATATTACATATAATACATCTATTAATATCCATTACTATATTTGTAAATAAAAATTGATAATAATTTATTATCAATTTTTTTATATTATAATATAATGTCAGAAGTTCAAAAATATATAGATATATGTAAAAGTAAATATCCTTTTTTGCAATTTAAAGTTTATGATATAATGGAACCAACATTAAATCATAAGTATGGAACGATAAGTATTGTTAAGATAATATCTACTGAAAATACAAATGAACCACTCGTAGTAATACCTGGATATAGTTTTAAATCTTTCAATACAATGTGTGATAAATTATTAGAAGGTATAAATATTATTAAAGATACATTCAGTGTAATATATTTTATTAATTGGGGTGAAACTATAAAACAAAAATCAATAGATTGTACTAAAGGTATTGTTGACGAAAGGGAACAATTTGAAATTAATGAGAGGTTTCGTGAAGAAATGGCAATAGTATTGGATAAAATTCTTAGATCAAAAGATATGCATTTTATAGAAGAAGGTCAATCCTTTTCACTACTGGGAAAATCAGCAGGTGGAGGGATATCAATTTATATAGCGTCAATGAATATGTATGTAGATAGATTATTTCTATGCGCTCCAGCAACTATTACTGGAGGATCTTTACTAAAAGATAGAACTAGTAAGAAACATCCTTTGGATATTTTGTTGAGTTGGAATAAAGATGATAAGATGATACCATATCAAAAACATGAACAATTTGTATCAGATTTTGAGGAACAAGGTAATATATATTCCATGTTTTTATATGAAGAGGGAGGACATGAATTGAATGTGAATTTTCTAATGGAATTGTAAATTTTACAATAGGGAATTATAATAATTTTCTAAATATACTTAATGTTTAGTAAATTTAAAAAATTAATTAAATCGGATCAAATTATTATTTTAGATAATATGATGAAAGTTAAAAATACTAGTGTTATATTACCAAATAGTATTATACCAAGTAAAAATGATGTTATCATATCAATAGATAATAATAATATATTTATTCAATATAATAAAAAAACAAAAAATGTTATTTGTATATTTCGTTCAGAATTAGAATATATTCAAACGGAATTTTATTTAAATCGTATAAATCGTTTATTTTCATATGAAGTTTATTTTATAAAATATTTCAAAAATATTCTTGTTTCCAATTCAATCAATTGTTTGTTATTAGGATTGGGAATGGGACACTTACCAAATGTTCTTATAAATATGTTTAATAATAATATTAAACATATAGAATGTGTTGAAATTAACAAATCATTATGCACATTTTATACAAAATATTTTAAAATATCTCCAAAAATAAAAGTTATAAATAATGATGCAAAAAAATATGTTATGAAAAGCAATAAACAGTTTAATTGTATATTTATTGATATTCCGTGTTTTATACTAACTAAAAAATTTATGTTAAAAATATATAGTATGCTAAAAAATGATAATATTATTTGTATTAATTTATGTGGAGATGATTGTTTGAAATTAAATTATAATAATTTATTTAATAATATGATTATACATAAAAATATTAAATTGGATAAAAATAATATTTATATTTTATCTAAATAACATTGATGTAAAAGACGGTGCTAACATTTCAGCGTTACTCTTCTTTTCTTGTTTCTTTGAAACATTTACAACAATAACTGGTTCATCCATCGTATTTGCGTCAGGTGTACTAGGTTCGGATATACTAGTATTATTTGTAATAACAACAGGTGTGGTTTCAACAGATGTTGTTCCAACAGATGTTGTTCCAACAGATGTTGTTCCAACAGATGTGGTTCCAACAGATGTGGTTCCAACAGATGTGGTTCCAACAGATGTGGTTCCAACAGGTGTGTTTTCAATAGATCTACTTTCAACAGGTGTAATAGTAGGATCTGTAGTTATAATTGGCAAAGGAGCGGTATCATTATTAAGATTATCTTCTGTTTTTGTATTATAAAAATTAAATGGTAACGAGAAACACCAATTTTTCATACTACTACAATATGGAAATTGCAAAGTAGATTCTTTTTCCGTATCAATACTATCTAACATATTTCTAATATTATTAGGAGAAGTTACATTTTCTACAACTGTTTGTGGCGAAACAGATAAGGACGAAGTGTCATACGAGTTAGTTTGACTCATTTATTACTAATTTGTAATAATAAATGTTTAAATATATATTATAATATTATTACAATGAAAGTTTATCTAGTTGGTCATAAGGGTTGGATTGGTGGAATGTATATCGAATTATTTAATAAATTAAATATAGAGTATTGCACCAGTGACTTTCGTGGTGAAAGTATGGAAATTAAAAGTGATATTTTAGAAAAACAACCAACACATATTTTATGCTGTATGGGAAGAACACATGGAGTATTAAATGGAACTCAATATAATACAATTGATTATTTACAAAATAATGAAACATTAAAAGAAAATATAAATGATAATTTGTATGTTCCATTAAATTTGGCATTATTTGCAAAGAGTAATAATATTCATTTTACTTATATGGGAACTGGTTGTATTTTTTCATACGATACACCTTTAGATACGGTATATAGAATTAAAGAAGAAGATAAACCTAATTTCTTTGGTTCAAATTATAGTATTGTCAAAGGATTTACAGATATGTTGATGAAACAAACAGACGCCCTCGTATTAAGAATTCGGATGCCTATTACATGTAAAAATAATCCTAGAAATTTTATTACAAAGATATTGAAATATAAAAAAATATGTTCTTTACCTAATAGTATGTCTGTATTAGATGATCTATTACCACTTTCAATTGAAATGATGGTAAATATGGAAATTGGTTGTTTTAATTTTACTAACCCTGGACCAATCAATCATAATACGATTCTTACAATGTATCGTGATATGATAGATAGTAGTTTTACATGGGAAAATTTTACAATAGAAGAACAAAACATGGTATTAAGCGCCCAACGTAGCAATAATATACTGGATACTACTAAATTAAAATCAAAATATAATATAGATTGTATTATGGATTCTATGACAAGGGTTTTTGAAAACTGGGTTCCCTAAAAAATATATAAATACTAACTATTATATTAGTATAATGGAACGTATAAAAGACCTATCTAATATAATTGGATTAACTTCTACCACATCAATGGTATCTAATCTTATTAATTCAATTAGTACTATTTCTAAAAATATATATAATTTATTAGATTTATCAAAAAATAGTCATACGAATGAATTAATTATTTTATTGGAAAGAACAGATATTAAAGCAACAATAATGTTATTGCAATCAGTGTTATCAGAATTAATTGTGGATGAACCATATGATACAAATGTTCAGGCGTCATCACTTCTATATATTCCAACATGTATTATCAAAAGACCTATTGTAGTTGCCATAGATAATGTAAAAGAAATAATACAAATAATTGAAACTGAATTAATTGAAATTCATAGAAAAATAAACCATAACCAATCATTATATATTGTACCTAGTCTTAGAAGTTATAATTGTAATGTAAATCTAACTAATATGGAAACAAATATTTCAATATTAGATAAACGTCGTGATAATCTATTTAAAGTTATAGAAGCATTTAAAAAGTATTCGTAAACTATTTATATCTTATCTTCCAAAGAATTTTTTTTCAATTATTACATTTTTATTTGAAAAATTATTATGAATTGATCCTAGTAGATCAGTGCATGTTTTAAATTTACTTATTGTACGATCCATATCAAATAGACATGATAGGAATCGTTCCAATGTTTGTCTTTTTGATCGTGTATCAACATAATTTATTAAATTTGATATATTGTAGCGTTTTTCAATATCTACTATATAATTATAATCAATAACATAACATATACCAAAACAACCGATTAAATTTTTAATATTCTTAATATGATATTGATATAACATATTTCCATTTTTTAAAAATTTAGACATATCTTTAAAATACGTAATATCATTATTATAATCATTATTGGGAAAATAAAATAAACGTGAAAAGTTATTATAATTTTTAATATTACTAAAATCATAATATTTGCGAAATATCATGGAATCATGTATTACAACAGCACGATTGAAAAATTTATTTTTAATATAATAATAATATGGCAAAAATTCACCTCGTCTAGGGTATTCACTTTGTATTACTCTACAATTAACTGTTTGTATATCAGTAAGAAAATTAATATCACTATTATCATCTATAATGATAATATCATTTTTATAAAATTTACGTATTGAATTATAACATTCAATCCAACTCTCATTTGTTACAATACTGTTAACATATCTTATCATAATGAAACCAAAACTATTTTTTTTATTATTTAATATATGTTGTATTGTATCATCATAATATAATAAATCATTATTTTCAATTTCATTATGATGTGTTAATAGAGACATATCATTTTCTCTTTTTGCCATTATATCATCTCTATTTCTATTTATTTTTCGATGTAAATATTCTTCTTTGCTTTGTATATAATAATGAGCAATATAACAAGGTAAATCATCTTTATCAGCATGTGGATATAATTGATTAAAATGTGATATTGTATCTCCGTTATATTGTTCTGTATGTTTCATTACATTGGTATAAATAGTTGGTACATTTTTATATAATATATGATGGGGTTGAATATAATTAAAATTATTTATTTTATTTATTTTAATCAAACTTTTAAAATGATTATGAACACATTTATCACTTTTTGTATAAATTGGTAATATACATTTATTAATATGTTCATTCTTTTCTATCATATTACTTCCAAACATTAACCAATTTAAAGTTAATATGTTACAATTATCATATTGATTTAATAATTCTATTATACTCTTATTATTTTTAATATAAATATATTCATCACCATCTAGATGAATAAAATATTTTTTACAGTTTTTTTTCATATATGGTATAATAATTGTATTAAGAAATATCATTTTAACCGCCCCATCCATTTCAGTTCGTATAACTTCAACTTTATTTTTCCATTCATATGGTTCTATTAACATTTTTATAGGTATAATTGATTTATGATCAATTATAACTACGCGATTAAAACCAATTAATAGGTGATATACTATCCATTCTAATATATTATTTTCATCCCTAACATTTGTTGATATAATATAATCATATGTATTTGTAGATTTTGTAATATTTTCAATTAAATTGGTATGAATATGTTTTTTTATCACAGTAATTGAATTATCTATTTTCATTGTAATATCAGATGGTTTAATTATTTCTATAATTTCTTCATATACAATATTATATTCAAGTATTGTATTATCAATTACTTTTATTTTTTTATTTGATTTTAATATAATATTTAATTCTTTAATTTTACCAAAATAAGGATTATAATTAAATATTATACTATTTATAGTAATCGTATCATTATTATTTTGTAAACTATTTTGTAAAATTTTTGTAACATCTATATATCGATCTAATATACCGTATGACGCTTTATATATCATATCATTTGAATAAATTATTACTTTATTGGAATTCATTATAATGTCTTATATAATTATATGGTTATGTATGAACGGATAATCTTGAATAGATTTCACGATTTTGTTCAATATTAAATATTAAATACTAAACTTATTTCTATATTATTTTTTTTTAATTCATTCCATTCATTTTTATTTAAATATTTCCACGATGAATGAATACCAAATGGTTTATCATAATAAAATTGTTCCACTGAAAATTTATTTGCAAGTTCATATGTTGCTGGATTAGTTATATGTTTTTTTATAACACTAAAATATTTATCTTCAGGCCACGTAGATTCATTTGATTTTTTATCTTTTATTGCGAGGATCATTAGTGATTTTTTACGTAAAGATAATCCACCATTTTGCCATGGTACTGGAAATGTTTTTTTACTGGGAGCACCAACGAAACCATACTCCTTATACGGTGATAAATCAAACATATTAATATGACTGCATAAACAACTATCTGTTTGAAATATTAATATATTTTCTCCAGAAATTTGTTCCCAAAACTTTATAGTTGTTAACATATTACTATATTGTAAACGTGACATATTGCATATATTCATATTTATCAATATAATTTTACCATTTTGTATTTCTGCAATATATTTATTTTCCAATAAATTTTTATTTAGTTTACCGTGAAAAATATAAATTTTAGTTTCATTTGATAAATTTTTTAATATATTTGACAAAACTGGTTCCATATAAATATGTAATCTAGGTTCAACTATGACAGCACTATCTATTTGCATTAAGATATGATATTAATATTTATTTATATTATAATAAATATTAATTTAAAATCTAAAGGGGCGACCATAAAATAAATAGAAAAAAACATATTTTTATTAAAAAATATAAAAATAAATATATAGTTTTTTAAAAGTAAAATTTGTTTAATATTTTCTAAGTACAATTATATGAGTACTGTAACGTATCGTCATGAAAATAACTTTTCATACAAAGATAAAAAAACTGGTATTAAACATTTAATAAAAGAAAGTATAATAGATGGTGAAAAAGGTTTATCATTTAGATTCTTAAAAAAATCAGGTGAAGATAGTTTTTACAGTTTATCTGTCGATGAAAAAGAATCCGAAGTTTTTAATGTTAGAGAAAAGAAGAATGAAAAAGAAGATCAATCGTCCCTCTCTCTCGAACAATTGGAAAAAATGTTAAAATCTAAAGAAGAACTTAAATTTGTTTATAATTATTTAACTAAAGAACGTAAAAATTACAGAGGTATGAAAAAGACTTCTAAGAAGGGTTCTAATAAGGGTTCCAGAAAGGGTTCCAGAAAGGGTTCCAGAAAGGGTTCCAAGAAGGGTTCAAGAAAGGGTTCCAGGAAGGGTTCCAGGAAGGGTTCCAAGAAGGGTTCCAGGAAGGGTATGAAAGGTGGAGCAAATAAGAAAAATGCTAATAGTGAAAATCCAAATACCATCCATATACCAATCTTAATTGATCTAACAGGTGGATCTAAGAAACGCAAGTCCAAGAAAAATTCATTAAATAAATCCGGGGAATGTGAATTAAAAGGTGGTAGTGTAAAACGTCGTAAGAGTAAAAAATCTTCAAAAAAGTCTTCTCTTAAATCTTCAAATAAAATAGAACAAATGAAAGGCAATGTTAATTTAAAGAATACTATATCAAAAAATAATGATAAGATGAAAGGAAATTTAAATTTAAATGAAGTCCCTACACCTGCTATTCATATTCCAATTATGATAGATCTAAAAGGTGGATCTAAGAGACGCCGAAGCAAGAAAGGTTCTAACAAGTTGAGTGGTGCTGAAGTTGTTCCTTTGGAAGGTGGTGCCAAGAGACGCCGAAGCAAGAAAGGTTCTAACAAGTTGAGTGGTGCTGAAGTTGTTCCTTTGGAAGGTGGTGCCAAGAGACGCCGAAGCAAGAAACGTTCCAACAAGTTGAGTGGTGCTGAAGTTGTTCCTTTGGAAGGTGGTGCCAAGAGACGCCGAAGCAAGAAAGGTTCCAACAAGTTGAGTGGTGCTGAAGTTGTTCCTTTGGAAGGTGGTGCCAAGAGACGCCGAAGCAAGAAAGGTTCCAACAAGTTGAGTG